GCATCGCTAAATACTTATTACCAGATGTAGTTGTGCCTGTTACGTTTTTACGTAATGCTGGTAATTGAACTGTATTATAGATTCTCTGTTCAGCTTGAGTAATAAACGTATTTACTACAGTAGTTGTAAACTGATTCTCTGTATAGTTCTGTATCTCTGCAACTAACTCGTTGTAAGTCATTTATTACGCCATCGGTCCTCTTGTTTTGATGCCTTTAGTTGCTGCACCATACCCACGCATAGTTTTTTCACCATGTCTATTAATAGCTTTAGAACCTGGATCACCTGCGCTTACACGTTGTGCGCCAGTACCTTTATTAAGGTCTTGTGCTTTTAACTTATTAGGATCTTGAGAAAAATAAATATCTGAGCTAGATGGATTAGGCATTGGTTGTTTGTATATACCAATATCACTTCCTGTGCCGCCTGATGGATATTTAAACCCAGTGTATTCACTGGCATCTTTGTTTTCTTTAGCATTACCTAGCGGGTATGATCCTGCTGGTGTTCTTTTTGGAAAGTCATTTTTTGCCATGATAATTATCCTTTTTTTTGTGCTGCAATTTTAGCCATGCCACGACCCATAGTTTTCATGTCAATGTTCTTTTTACCACCTTTAGAACCTGCATGTTTTGGGCCTGATTTAATGCCTACTGTAGCGCCGTCATTACCTAAATTTTTACCTTTGGTTTTACCTTGTTTAGTAATACCGTCTGCTGCTGATCTGAATCCCATATACTTCTCCTTAAGTTGTTGATACTGTTACTGTGCCCACATTACCTATCCCTACTAGATCATTAGGCGTTAATCCAGCATCATTTAATCTTGATCCGCCTACAGGATTCCAACCCCACTGAATAATTCGGCTACCTAATAGTGGTACACCTGTTTCACTTTGTAATGTTCCTGTTACTTCTAGCGTTTGTAATCCATTTAAACCTGATTGATAATAACTAGGACTATCAGGTCTTGGGTTACGAACTGCTTGCGGATCATTAACTGGGTATAGACCTAGTGATAATTGTGGCTGATCCGGTTCCCAACATTCTGGGCATACCAGTATATTAACATTTTTGGTCTTAATAACCAATCTTTTAAGCTGTGATAGCTTATATCTAAACCCACAACGGTCACATTGTGATATAGCATTCTTACCACTTGAATATTTACTTGGCATTAAACAAACCTACCTTTGGTCTTACCCTTCTTCTCAATGCCGTGACCACGAACTTTAGGTTTAATAGCCTTTTTAACTTTGCCACCTTTTTTAAAAGGAATTTCATAGGTGACTTTACCTTCACTAACACCTTTAGCGTCACCGCCTAAACTAGCTCTTAGTTTATGTTTGTTTTCAAATTCTTTAGAATAAGTAACATCACCTCGATCAATACCGGCATCTTTAAAACCTTTGCCTTTAGCATAATGCCCCGATGCACCAATCTCAATACTTGATGATTTATCAATAGGATGTACATAACCTAATCTTCCGCCTACAGAAGTAACATCATCTGATTTAGATCCGCCAGCTTCTAAATTAAGTCTTTTTAAAATCTCAGCTACATCAGCCATGGTAGAACATCTCTCTTGGTACAAACCTCACAGATGCTTTTTCTCTATCTTCGTCAGCTGCTAATTGGAACTGTTGTTCGTAATCTTGTTTAAGCATTTCAATCCGACCTTCAGCACCAGGTAACTTAACACTTAAATAGTAAGCGAGTCCTGCTACCATGCAGGGAATAAATCTGAACGGAATATCTTCTACATTAAGCCCGTTACCTGCGTCTTGAATACGTCTTAATCTGTAATAAACAAATGAATAGAAATTACTTTGATCAGGTGCTGGCCATACATTCACTGTAGGTAAGTTCTGAACATATATTTTAGATGCAGTTAAGTGTGTTGCAGCTGTTGTATTATTAGCGCCACGTATGCAATCAATTAAGTCATTACCACTAATACCGCCATACTGAATTGTTTCGTTATCTACTTTAACAAATCCAAATTGTGCTAAGCCTACAGTTGTTGTTAATGTAATTGTAGTTTCTGTCGCATCTAAAGCTTCTGCTGTAAGAATTGTAGTAGGGTTTTCTTGACCACTTTGTCTATTAATCCACACTTGGATCGGACGGCCTGTAGCGTTTTTATTAGGTATAGTAATGTATGTTGATTCGCTAATACGGTTAATATTAATGTCTTGTTGGTTTGATCCTGTTCCAGTACGTGTCACCATGTCAAGCAAGTCAATTGTATCGACAGGCAACGGGTACATGATCTGGCCTTGGTTTAACTGAATCTGACCTGGTTCTACAGTCCACATATTAATACCGCGGTTAGCCCACTCGATTGTCATAAGATTTAGTGAACGTCTTGCAGTTCTTAAATCATAGCCCGTACGTAGTTCTTTACCGCATCTTTCAAATGCGTCTTCAACAAGATTGTTTAAATCTAAGTTAAACGCCGTTTGCCCTGTGGTTCTATCAACCATTATTTAATCCTTCTATAAGGTTTTACTTTTTGTTTAATTGATTTAGGCTGAGCTACAAATTGTTTGCCCTTAGCCTTACCTTCTCTTTTTGCCTTTGTTGTTGCAGCGTATTCTTGTGAGCTTAACGCTTTAATTGCTTTTTCTGGTAAGTATCTTTCACCTGTCTCACTAGACTTTTTACCGGACTTAGTTCTCCACTTTTGGTCGCCCCATGATTTGAGTGAACGTTGTGGTTTAGCTAATGCACTCACTTATATCCACCGCCTGCGGCTTTATATTTTTTAGCAACTAACTGTGCTTTACGAGCTGACCATTGACCAGCACCCGTACCATGTGTTGCAGCAGCTTTTACTTGTGACACTATTCTTTTACGCAAACTAGGCTTTGTGTAGTTACCTGCTTTGTTTACTGTGCCACCTTCTTTAAACTGAGTAAAGTCTGTGTTGTCACGACGTTTTTTAACTACACCTTTAGGCATAGTGTTCTCAGTAGCACTAGGTATCTTAGTCTTTTTTATAGCGCCCATACCTCGTGAAGGTCTCATTATCTTCTACCTCTTAAACCTGCTAAACCAGCACCTATTAAAGACGGTCTTGTCATTGTTGGTCTTGCTGGTCTGGGCATTGCTGGTCTGGGCATTGCTGGAGCTGGTTGTTGTACTTGTGGTCTTGACGCATTTAATACCGATTGCATATATGCAAGTTTTTCTGCTTGGCCTGCTTGGTTTGATTGTTGTACTGGAGCTGGTACTTGACCTGCTCTCATTCTTTCCATTTCAGCTAATTTCGCCGCTTTATCTTGTGTCATTAAATCATTATAAGCAGGTTGTGTATAGCTAGGAAGGTTTGATGGTGTTTGTGCCATTGGTGTTGTTAGCATAGGACGTAATCTATCAATCTCTGCTTGTGTTGGAGCTACTTGACCTGGAGCAAGTTGTTGACCGCCGCCGCCATAAAGCATATCTCCTAAATTTAATCCTAATCCGCGGGCTGGGTCAGCATTAGCACTAATTGCAGCGTGTTGTTCTGGTGTTAATGGAGCTTTACCACCTTGTGCTGGAACTTGGGGTTGTCCAAAATCTGTTGTTGTTGGTTGTTGACCACCGCCGGCGGCATAAAACATCTTTGATATACCTACTCCGTTATTAGCTTGTCTTGCAGCTATGTCAGCATTCATTTGATCTATTTGTGCTTGAGATTTACCGCCTTGTGGTGGTAGTTGACCTGGAGCAGGTTGTTGTACTTGTGGAGGTAATGCGCCAATATATGGTTGAGCATAGCCAGGAACGTTTGATGGCGCGCCTTTACCTTGTGCTGGTACTGTAGCCGCTTGACCAGGAGCTGGTAGTGTATTTGATGGTTGTGCCTTGCCACCTTGAGCTGGCATCGATGCACCTTGTGCTGGTGCTAATGTTGGTCTTGGAGATTGAACTCCGCCTTTACCACCTTGTGGTGGTAGTGTTGATCCTGGTTTTGCTGCTCCGGCCATATTATATCTCCTTGTACATTTGTACTTGCGTACATTTATATCCTATATTGTTTAAAAAACTTTTAGTCCAACCAGGTCTACCTGATAATGTTACCACAGTGCAACCTTGACTCTTTGCCCATTCAATAATACCTGGTTCCATATCTTGCAGTTCTTTTATATCACCACCAGCTAGGAAAAAATGTATTACCTTTTTCTTTGGGTAATTTACAATTTGTGTCACTACAGCTGAGTTTTTACCCGGCCAAAATTGTGCATTACCATTCATTACATCTTCAAAAACATTACTTATATCAAACGTACCATGAGCATAATCTAGAGCGTTCTCTAGCCATTGTTCACATCGTTTAAATTCTTTAACCCAGTCAGGTTCGTACTGACTATAATCTACTGGCATTTATTAGCAGATCTTTCCTCTAGTTTTACCTTTTGTAGCAATACCATCAGCACGGGAAGAAGCTGATGAAACTGAACCACCTGAAGCCATTTTTTTAACAGCGCCACCTTTTTTCATATTTTCTATAGGTAATCCAGCTCTTTTTCTTTCAGCGCGAATAGCATCTTTCATTTCTTCAAACCCTTGACCTTCTGGACTTACAGTTCTACCCATTTCCACGTCAAGATCACCTCTTCTTTTAAATATATCTAAACTGTCTTTTAATCCCGCGCCGTATCTTTTTAAATATTTAGCTTTTTTATCTTCAGCTATTCCTTCTCTAGCTACATCTCGGTTTGTTTTATATGCAGGAAGCTCATCGTCTTCATCTGTAAAACGTCTTTTAATTTTTGTTAGAGTTTCTTTTATCGCCATAATATTCTCCTTAGCACATCTTGCCTTTTGTTTTACCACCACTGCGCATAGCAACCATGGTGCCTTTTGTTTTACCGCGAACAGCAACGCCATTAGCTTTAGCAAGTTGACCG